CTACTGCTGGAGCTTATTTAGAGTGGGACGAATCAGCAGATAATTTAATCGCCAAAAATTCCAAAGTTACAATTCAGAAAGATAGCGCTGCTCCTATTGTGTCAATAGAGGCTTTCCACGATACGGAAGCAACAACTGGAGTTATTCAATTTACGAAAGCTGACGGTTCCGCTGCATCTCCAGCGCTAGTTGATGATGACGCAATGCTGGGGAAAATAGTCTTTTACGGATATGACGGAAATTCTTATGCGGCAGGCGCACAGATTTACGCGCAGGTTGATGGAACTCCAGCCGATGGAGATATGCCAAGTTCTTTAACCTTTCAAGTTACCCCAGATGGCGGTTCAGAAAGTCCAGTCACGGCTCTAACAATTCACCCAAATAGAAAAGCGGAGTTTTACACGCCAGAATTTATGATAAACAGTGGCGCAGATGTTACTCCCGATGCTAATTGGGACGGTCAGCTATCTATTCAAGGAGACGGCTATCAAGGTGGTATGGCTTTTGACGCAACTGCCATGTGGGTAGGGCATAACTCCTCCGCTCGCCATCTTTATCTCGCTACTAATGAAACGATGCGAGTAAAGATCGATGACGGAACCGGAATTATGACCACACCTTATGTTCCAGCGTTTAGAGCTTCTAAGACAGGTTCAGGAACTGAAGGCCAGCAGGGGACCGCAGTCTTTGTTTGCAATTCCGATTCTGGAACCGGGTTATTTGACAATGGAAATAACTTCAACACAACTACCGGAATTTTTACTGCTCCAGTAGATGGATATTATTTCTTCAGTTGGAGCTTATTCCTACACACGAGTTACGACAATGATACTGACTGCTACTTTGGTATTTACTCCTCAAATGGCTCTCTTTACACTAACCACGGCGACAAAGGAGTAGACGGTGGGCAATGTGTCGCTGGCATTTTCTATTTAGATGCAAGTGACAGCGCTTACCCTTATGTCGTCAGTTCTGGATTAGACATAACTTCTTTCTCAGGGCAAACTTACAACAGCTTTCAAGGAATACTAATAGGATAGGAAATATACTATGGCTAAAACATTTACAGTAAATATCACAGACGCAGAAGAAAAAGCGTTTGCATGGGACACAGTAGACCCAGATGCTTGGGTGCAGAACGCTGTTAAAGAAAAATGCCGCAAAGCGAAAGATCGTTTACATGCGGAAGAAGTTAAACGCATGACCGATGACGAAAGCATTACATCAATTCCTGCCGATAAGGACAAAGTGGTAAACGATGCGAACGTTAAAACAGCGAAACAGAGAGCAGACGAAGCAGGAAGCCCGGTATAGATGGAGATTGAAATTAGGCAAGACGAGCTGTTAGAAGAAATACAAAACCGATTCCCTAACCATCTCAGGATATGCATTCAAGCGGTACAAATAAGAAAGATGGCTGAACTATTAGAAACTGTCCCCCCGGGAAGCCTATTGGGTGAATCTGAAGGTGAAGAAGTAAATTTAGAAGTTGTCGAGAATGCCGACTTATCTAGTTAATTGCAATCATTTGTATTTTAATCAAACATTAAACACATTTGAGGTTGGTCTGCTGCTTGGTGATTCCCAACTACAGTTTGGTGATCGGTTTGAAGCCAACAGCTCTCAAGTATCAGATGTATTGAAAACAGGTGCGGTGAAAGCAGTTTAGGCACTAAAAAACCCCCACCGAAGTGGGGGCTTTTAGGTTCCCTTATCCCCAGACGAGTGAAGGATCTACCTTTGCCCAGTATCGCTCTTGGTATTGGGCGACCTGACCGGGAATGCCTTTGTAATTTTTGTTTGGTGTAAATGTGAATGATTCAGCTACTATAAATGCAGTATCGCTTCCAGTTTCAAAGTATTGAGTACCGACGATATCTCCTACCACCTGAGTAAGTCCGTCTATTGTTTCAGTTCGGATATGTTCTACTGCTATATGCTGAACTCGAGCCCCTTGAAACTTTGCTTCTACGGATTTCATTACTTGGTCGCCGTAAACCGCAGATGCTTCATCTAGGTCGATTAGGACATCGGAGTAAGCCCAGCTTTTATCTTGGTCTGACATGTTATGCCTTTCTTGGTTTGGTTTTTTTGTTAACTCCATATTTAAGACAATACAAGTTGGTGCCCGGTATGTAAACTCCACTTAGTAGTTTGTTTTAACCATCAAAATATCCCCAGCTTAGAAATAGGTTGGGGATATTTTTTGTGCATATTTGTAGACACTACTGACAAGTCCCCCCGGGAGATGCTAACCTCACAAATATGGCTAACAATGCATTCAAACGCAAAATCAAAAAACTCACGGATTTACGCCTTAAAGAAATTTCAGGAGTTGATCACCCGGCATCATTACATGAAGGTTGGGCAGTGATTAAAAATAGTGATAATGAATTAAATGTAGCGTTAGCTGAAATTATAGAACCTAACCCCGACTCTTTGGAGACAAATGTGGATACAGATGTAATGCAAGAAGAAGAAGAAGCGGTGCAGGAAACACAAGTAGAAGAAATTGTTGAGGTTGAATCGACTGAACTTGCAAAAGAGCTGAATGATGTTCGCAAAGAACTTTCAGACACAAAAGCAAAGTTAGTTGATATTGAAGAAAACTCTGCATTGGAGAAAGCTGTAAGAGATGCCCAACGCTGGGCTATCGTTCCTCAGTTGGACCCGGTTGAGTTTGCTCCAGTCCTCCGTTCAATGCGTTCTACTGTTCCTGATGCTTCTCAAAAAGTAGAAGAAATCTTTGACGCTGTTGCAGTCGCTCTTGGCGAAGCTGGCATACTCAAAGAAATCGGCTCAGACGGCTCCCCAGAGCATGAGGACAGCTACGGACAAATCGAGGCTATGGCAAAAGCTATGGTTGATGATGGTTCAGCTAGTTCTCTATCTGACGGAATAGCCAAAGTAGCCGTAGAAAACCCCGAACTATACAGCGCTTATGTCGCTGAGATGGGAGCCTAATAATGGCATACGAAACAATAGGAATAGACATCGGAACCTTTACGGCTTCCGCTGATCTATCTTCATCCCAATACTATTTTGTAAAAATGTCAGCCGAAGGTACCGTAACAGTTTGCGCAGCAGTCACCGATAAACCAATCGGAGTATTGCAGAACAAACCAGCTTCAGGTGAGCAAGCAATCGTAAGAGTCTTTGGTGTTTCCAAAGTGTCTGCCGATGCAACACTTGCAGCCGGAGATGTTGTGGGAACATCCGCTGATGGTCAATGTCAGCCAGTCGTAGCAGGCACAGAAACGACAGTGTACAACTGTGGTCAAGCCTTAACCGCTGGGGCAGCAGGAACCTTACAATCAGTATTGGTAACAATATCAAACAGCCGAGCAGCGTAAGGAGACTGAACGATGCCACAACCAACCACAGGTGACGTACATGTAGACGCAATTCTGACGAACATGTCTATCGCCTATATGCAAGAACAATATGCTTTCGTTGCCGGGAAGGTCTTTCCGACTGTTCCAGTGCAGAAACAAAGCGATAAGTTCTTTACTTATACACAAGCTGATTTCTTTCGAGATCAAGTAGAACTGCGTGCCGATGGTACTGAATCAGCAGGAACAGGCTACGGTCTTTCCACTGACAGCTATAGCGCAATGGTCTACGCTCTCCATAAGGACATCGGCGATCAAGTAAGGGCAAACTCAGATGCTCCACTATCACCAGATATGGATGCAACTCGTTTCCTTTCACAGCAAATGTTGATCCGTCAAGAAATTGATTGGGCAACAAACTACTTTGCAACTTCAGTCTGGGGAACCGATAGCACGCCTTCCACTTTGTGGAGCGCATCTTCCGGGAGTACCCCAATCGCAGATGTTCAAACAGGTATCAACACCGTTCTAACGAATACAGGCTACAAGCCAAATACTTTAGTTATGAGCTACAAAGTATTCAGCATTCTCAAGAACCACGCTGACATCATTGACCGATACAAGTACACAAGCAGCTCAAGCATCACCGAGGAACTCCTCGCATCTGTGCTTGGTGTTGACCGTGTACTCGTAATGGCAGGCATTAAGAACACCGCTGCTGAAGGAGCATCCGCTTCTTACGCTCAAATCGGTGATCGAGATGCGTTGCTTTGCTACACAGCTCCTAATGCTGGAATTATGGCACCAAGCGCTGGCTACAACTTCTCATGGACCGGGCTCGCCCAGTCTGGTGGAATTGGAACCAACACCGCTATCAGCCGATTCCGTATGGATGCTAACCGTGCTGACAGAATAGAAATTGAAAGCGCATGGGACTTTAAAGTCATTTCAAGCGCTCTCGGTTACTTCTTCAGCAATCCAGTAGCAGCCTAATCACGATTTAGTAAGCCCTATGGGCTGCCACCGCTAAACCGTTAAACCTGTAGGGAGGGTAGGTGCAAACCTCCCTCCCTACAAAACTTTTAAGGAGATCACATGGCTTGGAGTTATTCAGGAGATCCAGACTCAAGCGCTTTAGACGCAATCCGATTCCTTATTGGTGACACCGACACCAACGATCAGCTTTTGGCCAACGAAGAAATTTCGTGGACAAATAGCCAAGTTACCGGAAGTACCACATCAACAGATTCGCTCTACACTGTTGCTCACCGTTGCATGATAACGATTGCTTCCAAATTCTCTCGTTTAGCTGACCAGTCGATTGGTGACATGAAAGTCGACATGTTCCAGAAAGCTGAAAACGCACGACTGCAAGCAAAAGAACTCAAAGTCCTCGCACAATCAGAAGGCGGCACGCCAACCCCTTACGCTGGCGGCATAACCGTTTCTGATAAAGAAATAGATCAAGATAATTCTAATTTAGTTAAACCATCTTTTAGGCAAGGACAATTTGCTAATACAACCGATTGGGGGGCAGGGTCCCCGGTTGCGCCATCCAATGATGATGCAGGGTGGAAATCGTGACTGGGGCTTCACCTGCTGCGGTTTTTGCTACAGCTCTTAAAAATGAAATGACACCAACTACGGTAAGTGTCAGAACTAACCCAACTCGGAACAATTACGGAGAAATTTCATACTCCGGGAGCACTACCAGCTACGCCGCTTATGTACGGAAAAGCACACAAGCTGATCGCGATGTTTCAAGTGAAACGGCTCAATGTGATTTCATCGCATATATCCCTGACCAGTCACTAACATTGGAAATAGATGATGAGATAACCCTCCCGGCACCGATTTCAGGTACACGCCCAATAGTTCGAGTGGATTTGAAAAGCAATGCGCTTGGGCAAGTAGCAGTAATCGCCTATTGCGGTAGGAGCACAAAGTCATAATGGCAATCGTAGTTACAGGTATGGCAGATCTCCAAAAAAAAATGGCTGAAGCGAACCTTGTTGTTTTAGAAGCAGCTAGAGAAGCTGTTAAAGACATCACCATTGAAGTATCTAAAAAATCACAAGAAGTTGTCCCTTTTGATACCGGAGCGCTTGCAAGGTCAATGACTTTAGATCTGCCTAAAGTTCTGAAAGATAAACCAGAGGGCAAAATTGGGTACGGAGGCACAGCTGCTCCCTACGCAGTTATGCAGCATGAAATGCCTAACTATTGGCATCCGCCGAAACCTCCCGGAAGAAGGAAAGTTAGCAAAAAATCTGGAAGCGGCCCGACAGCGCCCGGTACTAAAAGACCAAAAGGCGGTCCTAAATACTTAGAAGAACCATTAAAAAATATTGGCGGTGTAGGTTTTGAGAATAAGCTCCTTGAACTAATTAACAAATACATTAAACTATACGCATGAGCATGTTAACCGATGTCGGAACGTACCTTGCAGCCGCAAGCATTTCAACGCAGGATTTAACATTAGGCACTAATTTGTTTCTTGGTCGATTACCTGATTCACCCGATACTTGCGTTGGATTAATACAAACCGGGGGGACAGCACCAACAGATACTTTTGGGGCTTCCTACCCACCTTTAGAAACTCAAGGACTACAAACATTAGTTCGTGCGGCTTCATACGCAACCGCTGAAGCATTAGCTGTGGATATCTTCAAATCTTTACAGTCAGTAGAAAACGAAACATTAACTTCAACTCTTTATTTGAAAATAGAAGGAAACCAATCACCGTTTCCTCTCGAAAGGGATGGACAGGAGCGCCTAGTAGTCTCATGCAACTACAACGTAGTGAAAACCCTATAGACCTTTACGCTGAAAAGCCTTCTAATGGCTCTAAAACGCTTTCTAACGTACTTTGCGGCACTTGTAGTAAACTATTAGCCGAAATGGTAACAACGCCCTTTAGGCTTCGCTGTAGGTACTGCAAAGAATATACTGAACACTAAAAAAACCCCCTACCGAAGTAGAGGGCTTTTTGAGGGGGTGTTTATTTTACGTTTTCAAAAGTATCTATAAACGCTTCCAGTTCAAATTCGTCTACTCGACAAAATTCTCTGTGAGTTTCTGGTGTGTTGCCCCTGAAGTAGGTTGGACCACCATCTCCATCGTTCCAGATACTCCCTTCTTTGGTTTTGGCTTCGTAGCCAACCCCCCGGGAAGTCTCAAAATATCTTATACTTGTCACTTTCATGGATTTATCTCCTTTTGGTTTTTTATGTAACTCCATATTTTGAAGATACAAGTTCATGCCCGGTATGTAAACCTTATTCAGATATTTATATAAGTGGGGTTTACAGACAGATGAACAACTTGTAGAGTAATCAATATGGAGTTAACCAATAAACCAAACCAAGAAAGGCAAAACATGACTGACGACAAAGACCTCTACATAGGTCAAGCTGTATTAGTTGAAGATCATACAGACCCAAAAAACATTAAATTAGTTGAGGGTACTGTTAGCAGATATGAAAAAACATCAACTGGAGAAGGGTGGGTAATCCGAATAGGCGGCTCAGACATACTTCCAACAGTAATCAGATCTCACCGAGACAAAATCTATCGGTTCAAAAATATAGGTCAAACTATTCAAAAATAATAAAGGAGGAAGAAGCCCCCACTTCGGTGGGGGTTTCTTTATGCCCCATACGCTAAAGACAAACTACTGATAATCTTCTAAAATTAGCAGCATGAGAGCTGCCACTCGTTTACTGAAGATATTAAGCCGTTCATGTTTAGTGCTTGTACTGCTTGTTGCTTGGATTGCTCCGCCTGCCTATGCTACTGAAACAACTTGCGAAACAATAGTTGATGGTTATAGATGTACTATTTGGGTGAATACCTTTGGTGCCGGGCCCTCATTTACATTTGAAATTACCGAAGAACAAACCCCAGTAAACGCCATCACCTTCACCTCCATGACCTGCGATGATTGGGATGATGCCCCTCACGCCTATGCAGCAGATCCGCACATTTGGCTTTATTCAGTAACAGAAGTAGACGGTGAAGAAGTTTTAACTTTAATAACAGATGATGACGATTCAGCTAGCCACAATGATGGTTCTAATATGTGTTGGGATTCAGAAATAGACACAGTTCTATCTCCGGGAGTCTACCAATTAAGAGCTGATGCTTTCGACACTGACTACATAGGCACATATACATTAGAAGTTTCTGGAGGGGCTTGGACAGTACCAGAAGAACCTACTCCTACTCCTACTCCTACTCCTGAACCAACCCCAACGCCTGTCCCTCCTACACCTACGCCAGAACCAACTCCGTCACCGACACCTCAACCGACTCCAACCCCGGTCCCAACCCCAACTCCTGAACCAGAGCCGACACCAACTCCTGACGAAGTGCCTCCCCCAAATCCAACACCAACACCGTCACCGACACCGAGTCCAACACCTTCACCTGAACCGTTGCCAACACCTTCACCTATTCCTCCAACTCCGACACCGCAACCGCCAGACCCAACACCACCGCCACTATTAATACCGACACCTGAACCCATACCATCTCCAGAGCCTATCATTATTGATGATATTGACTGGGGAGAAGTAGATGATATTGACTGGGATGACTTTGATTGGGATTTAGATGCAGATATAAATGACGGCGAACCTATCGTAGTTATTGAAGATGATTTGCCAGAGATAAATGAGGATGATTTTGATGAATTTGAGCAATATGAGGAAACAGACAACTCCGCTTTCGACACAGAAGGTAGCGAAGAAGAATTTGAAGAAACGGTTGAGACAGAAGAAGAAGAATTTGAGAACTTCCCGGGGGGTTCGATTGATGAAATTCCTGAAGGGCTTGATGAAGAATTCATAGACGACTGGGAAGAAGGACCGCCGAACGAAGAAGATATCTATTTCGATGAAGAAACCGGGGAATGGGAAGATGACCCAGACCTTGAATTGGAAGAAGTTGATATAGAAGATTTGCTGGAAGATGAGGAACAGCTTGAGCAGCTTATTGAAGATTTAGAAGCTGATGATGTGTTAGAAGAAATCCTTGAAGATAATGAGGAATTTTTTGAACAGGCAAGCGATGAGCAACTTGAAGAATTGTTTGAAGAAAACGCCGAGATATTTAATGAAGCTGATTCAGAAACTAAAAGCACATTTGAAGAAACTGTAAATGTCTTTGCTGGTGGCTTTGAAGATTACCAAGCAGATGGGCAAACAATAACCATAGAAGAAAGGCGTACCGTCGTGGCGGCAACCGCTGTAGTTTCAGCAACGGCTATAGCTGTCAGACCAGCACCGCCATCCCCGGCAACAGGACCAATACAACCAACACGGACTAGCGGACCTAGCGCAACTGCGTCTCCCGGAGGTAGCACAGATGCTTCAGGTGGACCATCGCAAAGTCGGCGAGGAAGGAAAATGAATGATTAAAAGATTAAGCAAAGAAATACTGTTTCTATCGCTCACGATTGGAGGAACTTTATTAGTTCTTATCACTTTGAGCGGTAGCACATTAAAAAAAGGAATATACATATCTATTGTCGCCTTAGCGTCTCACTTGCTTGGGGTGGCGATTGAAGATTGGCAAGAGCGGCATGAATAATACAGTGGCTACAATTAGAAGCGTCTGTATGAGAATCCTCGCCACCTTTGTATATCAAAGCATGGCGGTAGTAGGAGGTGCGAGCATTATCGGAGGCATTGAACCTTTTAAGGCTTGTTTGCTTGCCGGGTTTACCGCAGTAGCTAATGTTGTGAGTAAACTAGCAGCAGCTTATGCAGACGATGGGAAAATAACACTAGAGGAATTAGACGCAGCTTTCTCAATGAATTCTGCGCCTTCTTCAAAGGAGAATTATGAGTAAAGGAAATTTATATCACTACCGGGCATCGCTCGACAGAGTAGTTGATGGGGACACCATAGATGTAGTACTAGATCTTGGTTTTGATTTACGAATGCAAGCACGCATCCGATTCGTTGGCATTAACGCTCCTGAGTCGAGAACCAAAGATTTAGTTGAAAAGCAGAAGGGTTTAGAATCAAAACGATTTGTCGAAGATTGGTTAAACGGCTGCGAAACAATTATTATTCAGACCCAACTCGACAAGAAGGGCAAATTTGGGCGGATACTCGGCAATGTGTTAAACGCTGATGGTGCTTGCCTGAATGAAGAAATGGTGTCGTTAGGACACGCTACCCCTTATGACGGAGGGAAACGGTAACAAAAAAATATCCCTCATCCTCCCGGGATGAGGGATATTTGTTTTTGGTTAAAGGTGTGTAAGGTTGCGCCCTTCGTGAAATCCAGACCAGAAGGCATTACATGCGGTGCCTTCTTGGCTTCTGTAATCACTCGCTCCGTCTAAGATAACTCCGTAAGCTGACTGAAGGTTGATGCAGATTTTTTGAAACTCATCTGTACTCCCCACCCTTTGCCCAATTTTTAGGCCTTGTTTACGCCAATTGATTAACATTTGGTTTCCTTTCTTGGTTTGGTTTAACTCCATAGAGACAAGATACGGTATGGGGCCCGGTATGTAAAGCCCATTTAACAAAATGTTTGTTTCAGCTTTATATCTTCTATTAATTGCCGTATGATTGCTAGATGGAGTTAATAACCAAGAAAGGACAATCTATGACTGCATTAGATGATAAGGGTTTTGATTTTACGCAGCCCAAAGAAAAAAAGCAATGGCGAAAAAAACGAACGTTTATTAAATGTTTGGACTGTCGTGCTTTGATAGGCACAAAAATTGCTGACAGATACCCAACTTGCCCATTTTGCGATGGCGCTAATTGGTCGAATGACTGATTACTAAGAAAGGGGATTAAAAATGTCACATGACGGTAGTAGTGTCGAGTTGGAAAAGTTGATACCACGTTCGCTATATGAACAGATGGAAAGAAACCACAAACTCAACATGTCATCTGAACCAGAACCGGGCTCAATTGATTTTAAGCCAGTAGTTAAGTTGCTGATTACCGTTGGCGGTAATGCCACATGGCTACTGACTGAAATAGATGAACAAGGTATAGCCTTTGGGCTTTGCGATTTAGGTCAAGGCTTCCCGGAATTAGGCTATGTAGACCTACAAAGTCTAAGTAAAGATTTTGGGGACAGACTTGAACGAGATCTTCATTTTAGATCTACTGAAAAATTGTCGGCTTATGTAAATTATGCAAGGCAAAAGCGCATGATAATAACTGACTTGCCATCAAACTATAAACAATAGGAGGTATTACTAATGGATGAAGGCATAGGCGAAAACTGTAGGCATACGGAAACGTATAAAGCAGCTGAGCCTGAACAATATAAGAATCTGTTAAAAACATTAGCAGAATTGCAAGATTGCAAAGCACGAATTAAAGAGCTGCGAGAATGGGAGAGGGATGTAGTTCAAAGAACACATGAACTAATGCCCCGGTATCAAATGCGCATTAAAGGTTTCGGCATTGTTACTAGGTCGAATAACAAAAACAAAAAATGGGACAACGATGAAATGTGGAATGTTCTCATAGCAAGGGCTTTAGATAGTAGGCTTATTGATAAAGAAACCGGGGAAGTGCTGGAGAGAGAAGCATCAGCAGTCAGAAGGGTTATAGAAGAATGCGCTTACATTTCATATTGGAAAACAACACCGTTAGAAGAAAAATACGGTATAGACCCTGATGAATACTATGAGACAACTTCTGTTAGACCTAGCATTAGGATACAATGACCAATAATAACAAGGACAAATAGCCATAACTCCATAATTCTGGCTATCTGAAGAAGGCGGAGGGTTTCATCTTGGTTTCCCTCCGCCTTCGCTTTTTGTCTAATAGCTGATTATTGAAAGAATTTCGGCTAATGTGTAAGTATGGTTTTGCCAACGACTAGTAAGCATGTCCGTGTAGATCTTTTACATCCGACCTTTAAGGCTCGTTTAGAAGCATTGTTAAATACTGAACCAGAGATCGCATCTCGAGCACGTATCGTCTCAGGGGTAAGAAGTTTTGCTGACCAGAAGTATTTTTGGGACGGCTACCAGAACAAACTCAAAGGAAAAGCAGGCTATTCGCATTTTAATCTTGCAGCTAACCCTCACCGCAAATTTGGAGGGGGCTTGTTTCAAGGCTCGTGGCACATGCAGCAACCGTTCGACAACTACGGGCACGCCGTAGATATACGCTTGTCTGGTGGTTTAACGTGGGCGAAGTTCGTTCCGATAGCAAAAGAATACGGTGTTTGCCAAACCGTTTTCAGTCCACAATATGAAGCATGGCATTATCAATGGCGAAACAGTAAAGGCATTTTTCAAGCCCCGGCAATGAAAGGTGAGAAATCTGAATCCAAAACCGTTAAAAAAGCCAAAGTAAACCTTAAAGGAGTAGCAGCAGCTTTAGCGCAACTAGGAGAACAAGTCTCCCGGAGGCCGTTAAGAAAAGGTAGCCGCAACTCAGCAGTTAAAGTTGTTCAGGAACGTCTAGCTGCTAAAGGGTACAAGTGCGGTTTTCCAGATGGCATTTGGGGAAGAAAGACCGAAAAAGCGGTTAGAGCCTATCAGCGTGCTAACGGTTTAGTAATCGACGGCGTAGTAGGTCGCAACACTTGGGCTATGCTACTCAAATAGGAGACAAATATGAGACTTAACTTAGATCAAATTAAAGACATTTTAGAACGAGCAATCTTCACTTACGTTCAATCTTTTCTTGGGCTTCTGACAGCTTCAGGAATGGGAGTAGATATGGGTGGAATTAGCACACTAAAAATGGCAGCTATCGGAGGACTCCCGGCAGCTATAAGTGTCTTAAAAGGAGCGTTTTGTACGATGGCACCAATCGGCGACGCTACTGCATCAATCGTAAAGCAACTTCCAGACCTCCCAGAAGATGCAGACGAACAACTCTACGAATAGGATATTAAATGGATATAGGAAAACCACCTCTTTCAATAACTAACAATTCAAACACCCACGCAGTACGGCATTTGCAAGCACTGTTAAACGAACATGGCGCTTCTATTTTTATCGATGGCCGATACGCTATCGGTACTGACCGTGCCGTTGCACGTTTTCAGAGCGACAACGGATTAGATATTTTGGGTTACGTCGATGAAGCAACGTGGGAAAAGCTTGCCGCCAAACCAGCAGCTAAGAAAAAAGCACCTGCGAAAAAACCAGCAGCGAAAAAACCAGCAGCGAAAAAAGCGCCAGCAAAGAAGCCAGCCCCAAAAGCAAAAAAGAAATAGATCAAAATTGGTTCAGCAATGCCGCCTGCCGGGGATCAGATACATCTATTTGGTTTCCGATGAATCGAAGCCATGCGACGCTTTCTAAGCCGATGCAGATTTGCAGAAAATGTAATGTTAGAAATGAATGTTTAGAGTATTCATTAACAAACAGGATCGAATTTGGTATTTGGGGCGGCTTGCGTGAACATGAACGAATGAAGTTACTAAGTTCCTGTCCTTCCGGGAAGGTCTAAAAAGGATCTTCAACTTCGATTGATATGGGTTCAGAAGTTGTTTCTTCTAAATCCTGACCAACAATGGGAATGACTGCTAATGGTGGATTGCCTTCACTCCATTTGTTTTCTTTTGCTTTTCGCAACATTCTTTCCCCGGCATCCATTTGCTTATCAGTTAAAAACCCTCGTTCGTTGAAAAATTCAACTAGCGATTTAGCAAATTCATTCCACGAATAGGGTGCAAGGTTTGTACAGAGCTGGTGCGCCTGCTTTTGCTTTTCTCTATTTATTGGTTTGTCATTCATAATTATCTCCTTTAACTATGGTTGTAGGTCCATTCCATGTCTTTGCGTTCTTCCAGCCATTGATGGCGTTCGCAAGGTTCACACATACCGTATTCTTCATATTGCCCTATGGTGATCCATTTTTCGCAATCTCTGGTTTCGTGCGCTGGACACTCCCGGTTAGCCATCATCTTCCTCCGAATGCAATCCTAAGTATCTCATTACTTCAACTGGTCCAAATTTCCAAACACACCAGACTGCCAACGGCATTCCGATGATGCAACCAGTAAAAAATATATCTATTAAAAATTTAGTTAGCATCTTTCCCTTTCATTTTCATTGTTGTGATATATCCACAGTTGTTTGTGGATTTCTTCTATGATGTGGTTTTCTCTGATATACCAAAGTTGGCAAGTTTCACAGTCACAGCTCTTAGTTTGACTAACTGCTTTCAAAACTACAGCAACCCAAGAATCTCGTGCGTAGGTTTGATATCGCATTTCAAGGTTTATATAAGCAGTTTGAATTGCTTTGTCTCGAATGATTTGAGTTTCAGGTGTAACAAAAATTTGCTGTTCAGCTTCCCACCATTTAGCATATTTGACCATTTTTTCAATGGGCCCGGTAGCTGTTTCTGTCTGTTCAGTCATAGATAGCCTTCCATTTGTCTCCTGCTTCTGGAATTAGCGACAATGTTGATCCGCTGTCCCAATTAATATAAAGACATTCAATCTGAGTTACCGGGTAATTGCTGGTTTCATATCCGTAATACTGAACACGTTTAACAGTTCCCTTGTCTCCAGATTTTAAGTTTGTGTAAGAATCCGCTGTGTATATTAGTTCGATTCTGTCGCCTTCTTCAATTAGCGAGTATTTTAACCATGTCACCGTTGGATTCTTTCTACTTCAACTTTTTCAGTATTTGGTAGAAACAAAAAAACTCTGTCCCCTTCGTAATCTTCAACCCAAACATCATTATGTCCTTGAGCGCTGATGAACCAAAATACTTCTCCATCGTGTGTAAAGCAGTCGCCACTTTTTAGGTGGCGTGCTTCTATTATTTCTTTAGTACAACTCATGTTGTCCTTTCTTGGTTTGAACTCCATAATTTAACTCTACAAGTATAACCCACCTTTGTAAACATATTTCAGCAGTCCCCCCGGGAGATCTAGAGTTTATGTTAAATGGGGTTTACAAATAAAGAAGAAGGCCGTAAAGTCATCAATATGGAGTTAACAAAAACCAAGAAGGGAAACCAAATGAAATACACAGTAACCGTTACTGTTGAATTTGAAGGTGATTTAGAGGTCGAAGCTGAAGATGCAGACCAAGCCCGATCACTCGCTGAATCAGCAGTATCAGAACTAATAGAAGCACAAGGAACAGTTTTTGAGCCTTACCGCCGACCAACCGAAACAATCGGAATGGTGCCCGGTATTGAAAAAAACTGGCAAATATCACTAACCGCAATAGACGGAAGGACAGAACAAGAATGATGACTAGGAAACATTATCAGGCTCTAGCAGAAGCGATAGCTGAACCAACTGAAGATTACGGAGCAGGAGCATTAGCACAACAATTAGCTGCAATCATTCCTGTCCTACATTCCGTTTCTAAAGTATTAAAAGCAGACAATCCCAGATTTGACAAAAATCGCTTTTGTTCAGCATTCAGGGATGCAGTAGGCGAAGAAAAAATAGAAGAAAGTTTAGAGGTTAGGAAAATCATGAACAACATTTAATAAACACCGCACAAACAAATCCCCACCTAAAAAGGGTGGGGATTTTATAGTGGTGGATAAGGCTTTTTTTTTGCGCTAATATACGGACATGGATGAACCAGCAAATGAACCAGTCCAAAAAGCCCATCGTGCAATGGACCATTTACTAATGGCATATTCAGCCATGATGGAATACACCTTTGAGGGGGCTATTGAATTAAGAGCTGCCACTATGGAAGTCATACATGCTCTTGAATCGCTAGTGACAGTCCCCCCGGGAGAACCAGTTGTAATTGATTACGGTTACGATGAGGAAGATTACAAAAAAGAAATAGTTGCGGAAGATGGGCAATTTTGCGTATATAACGCCGATAGGTCCAGATCGTTTGGCTGTTACATGTCGAGAGAACGAGCAGAAGAACGGCTAGAACAAATTGAACAGTTCGCCAAAGAAACAATGGGGTTTTCAGACAAAGCCTTAATGGCTGCATACATTGAAACAAATAAGCAGCTTTCTTCACAAACGCTAGCTGTAGTTAATGAAATAATAGATGAAGAATTAACTAAACGAATTAATGATGATTTTGGGGTTACCGGGCCCAGTGAAAATAGTTACACAACCGTAATTAAAGCCGACCAACGCTACACGCTTGGACCTGTTTATGTCCCCGGTGCAGAAGATGCCCACGGTGAAACCATTGACGCACACGAACTACAGGAATCGATTTGGGAATGGGTACGCAAAGGAGATCGAACTATCTATTTGCAGCATTCAGAAAAGCCAGCCGGGGAAATGGTTGAGATATTAACAATGCCATTCCCTATTGAAACATCGTTAGTTGTTCCCAATGAAGGTGTTACAAAATACTCGTTCCCTGCCGATACACCTTTTATGGGTGTCATCTGGGAAGAATGGGCTTGGGATTTGGTCAAAGCTGGCAAACTTCGTGGCTATTCAATTGGCGGTCAGGCTAAAAGGGTTGAAGTTGAATTGCCTGAAGAATTAGCTATTTAGTTTCTTCCCTATATCGTTTTAGTTCCAGATAAATGATTTGTCTCGACACGCCGCTATCATCGGCTAATTGCTGCTGAGTAACGCCTTCTTCTTTCCATTTCTTGTACCACAGCTCTCGGCGTATTCTCCCAAACGAAGCAATTTGATCTTGTAAAAACTCCATTGCTTTAGTTAAATGTTCACCGTTATCCAAATCTAAATCTGGGATTAGATCATGGTTATCTTCTACGATGCTTAATGCCATTTTTTCTCCTTTATTGTTTACGATTGTACTTCCCGGGGGGACTGTTTCGTCTTGTCAGTAATGACTAAACGAAGCCCATGATGCTTATGTTTAATCGGCGACCAAAAAGTGATCTTTTGAATGTATACGCCGCTATCGTCTTTAATTACGTTAGCGTCTACTATTCCATCTATCGCTGCTTTTGCCGCTGGAAAATGAGATGCAGGGTCCGCTTGTTGCCCGGTATTGCTTGCAGTTAATGGAACCACATCAATGCTTACATAATTAAGGTTGGGGACACCTTCTATTTTTGCAAGCCAAAAAAACTTTTCTCTTGTTGTCTTAGTTCGAGAAGCACGCTTGCTCCAATGCCAGCTTCGTTCGCTATTTAAGGTCCAAGGTCGTTCGTCATCTTCTAAATACCATCTAGGTAGGACTTTTTGTTCATTCATGGGAACCGCCTATAAGGTGGTGCTGTTTTAATCAGTCCCATCTTTTTTGCTTCAGCTACATTATCGTGAACCCAACGATGGCACATTCTACAGATAGCAACAGAATTAGCCGCATCCAAAATTGAACCACCAGCAGAGCGCAATATGGGTTCATGTATTTCAGTAGCCCACCTTGAACAGATGTTTGGGATATGAGCCTCACAGTATTGGCGTTTGTCTAATTCTTCTTTAACAAACTTTGCTCGTTGTCGATTAGTTTTGGCTCGTTTTTTACTTACCGGGGATAGCGAGCCTGTCCGTTTCAATGGTGTTTTCCTTTTCAGTGGAGTTCGTTTCATATTTCTAACCTTTGTTGGGCTAATCTGGTTTTTGCTAGTTCACAATAATCTAATTCTTTTTCTATACCTATTGTGTGCATTCCTAGATTCCGGGAGGCTTCCAAAGTGGTTCCTGAACCCATAAACGGATCAAGTATTGTTTTTGGGTTTACCCATTCAAGTAATATCTCCATTAGTTTTAATGGCTTCCCCATCCTTCCCATGCCGTTTGAAGCATTGCCGCCATCTTGGGGATAATCGAGAACAGAGTAAATCATTTTTCTTTCTCTAGGCGTGTATATTTTATGACCGCTTAAACGACCTTCTCCGCTTCCAATGTTGCTTCCTATTTTTCGTGGTGTTCGGTCAGTATTATATTCACCAACATAGGCTTCACCTGTTTCACCCCATACTAAAATAGTTTCATGTACCGTTAGCGGACCGTAATGGGTTGTCCACCGGGCGTTGCTGTTCCCCATTTTCCAAATAAGTTCAAAACGTGGTTTGCCAAACAGCTCATACAAATAATGAACATTTGAGGAATTAGTAAACGCTACTACGGTTTTAGTTTCTGGAAAATCCTCTTTTTGAAAGTCTTTGTATATCTGAAAGGGTGCATCTAAAAACAGCAAATCAAATTCTTCGTAGCCGCCTGTCCACAATAGCGGCATAATTGATAGGCAATCATCGTTATATATTATGCAATTATCATCTGAATAAAACGGCAACATCAGTCATATATCCTTAACACTCGCCAACAAAAATCTATCCCTCCGTATTCTGCATACAATTCTTGGAATTCATCGCTGTCGTTTGGGTGATGAAACTCATGTGCATTGCAATACGGTGGAGTTACCCAACCTTTTTCTATTCCCCGGTTTAGCCATTCATCAAATTCAGTTAGCATCATCTAATCTTTCTATTAACGTTTTCATTGCGTATGCAGCTTGCTGCGGAACGACACCGTTGCCATACATTTTTAATTGAGCGCTAGTTGATGGAACAATGTCAGATACCCACCCTCCCGGAAGTCCCATCATCCATTCAACAAACGGTGGGTTCACTCCAGTGTTGATTGTTGCTCTTGGTGGTGGTCTACCGATGATGTCCGCCCATCTTCTAACTGCAAGTTCATAAGGACCGAACTCACCGAAGATATGTGATTCTTCCGCTTCTCCCAATCCATGTTCGGTCCGTGATGTTTCGCATCTGAAGCCAGCGGTGTCGGAAGATACTTCATCTCTAATGACGCTAGTTGATCCGCTAAACGGTACCGGGTCCCTCCGTTGCTGTTGCGGTTGTCGAAACGTTCGGGATAGCCTATCGCTCCCTCTCTCGCTACTGGTGTGTGCAGCAACGCAGAACCACCGCTCTCGTCTGTGGCAAGCTCCGACATCACTCGCTCGTACAAGTTGCCACTCCCATCTGCTGAAACCGTGTCGGGCCAATTCCGCACACACTCGGGCCATAGGGTATCCATCGCCAGTGGCAAGAATTGCTGAAACGTTTTCGAGGATGAGCCATTTTGCGTTTGCAAGCCGGGCAACTCTGCAAACATCCTCAATGAGCCATCTTTCATCTTCTACTCCTTTTTTCTGACCTGCATTTGATACTGGTTGGCAAGGAAACCCTGCGGTAACAATATCTACTTCAGGTGGGTTTGTTATTTGCGTTAGATCGCCTAAATTCGGTACATCAAAATGGGTTTGCATAACATTAATAGGATGCGTTTCTATTTCACTGAACCATTTAAGGTCAGTATCAATGAGGGAAGATAAACCTAGTTCAAGCCCTCCATAACCTGCGCAAAGCGCTCCTACCTGCATGTTTGCCTCATTAGATTTTCAAATAAGAATTTAAGAGCTGCGGAAGCCTGTTGGGGAACTACCCCATTGCCCATAAGGTTCAATGCGTAAGTAGTCGGAATTTCCAAATCGTCACCGCAAACGTGTCCCTCCGGGAGTCCCATCATCCATTCAACAAACCACTTATTGAGCCTGTAGTTTTGATATGGGTCTGGAGCTGGTCTACCGATAATGTTTGCCCATCTGTCGATTGTTGGTTGATATTGTTCAAAAGACGATCCAGAAAAACTAAATCGTTTAATGTCGTTTTTAGCTGTCCAGTGCTTCCTTTTTTCCTCCCGGTACCCTTTGCCATTCCTGAAGTAAGGCTTCGCCCTTGCGTTTTCACTGGGGTTGGCAGCAACGCAAAACCATCGTTCTCTACGGTGGGGCGCACCGATGTCGCTCGCTGGTAAAGTTGTCCACTCCCATCGTGTGAAACCGTTAAGCGCCATTGCTTCAGCAACTCGGGCAAGAGCGATTCTGTTGTTAGCGGTAAGCAGTCCTTTGACGTTTTCAAGAATGAGCCATTTTGCTTTCGCTTTAGCTGCAATTTCGCAAACGGTATCAATGAGCCATCTTTCATCTTCTGTTCCTTTCCTGTTTCCTGCTATAGAAAATGGCTGACAAGGAAAGCCAGCCGTAACTATGTCTACTTGTTCTGGAGAATCTATTTGAGTTAAGTCGCCAAGATTCGGCGTGCCAAATCTATGGTCCATAACTTTGTTTGCATGTTTGTCAATTTCGCTATGCCAAGCTAACTCGACATCAAGCACTTGAGAAAGCCCAAGTTCAATGCCGCCGTATCCTGCGCAAAGCGCTCCTACTTTCATGGTTTTATTCAACTCCATACTCTTTTGACACTAACATAACCCCATTTAGTCTGTCCACAAAGATTGCTTTCTTTCTTCTTGGGCCCGGTTGTGGGTGTTTACAACCACAATCATTAATGGGCGTATATAACCCATTTTGGGTTCTTCCTTATCTTCTGATAAAAATTTGTAGCCGACATGGTTAGATTTGTCTTTCTTAGGGAGGAACCGAACTTCAACATTATTCCGGGAGCTGTGTTTTTCTGAATCCCAAAACCATGTGTGGAAATAGACAGACTGAGTTGAAGCAGGTAATAAATAAACGCAAGTAGAATTTTTAGATGTGCAACCTTTTTCTACAAATTTAGGAATGTTGATATCAAACATTGGGTGGCAGTAGATGACTTCGTTATCCCAACATTGCTTCAAAGCATCTGTTTCTTTGGTCCAGTACCGGGGAAGCAAATGGTTTTTGTCTGAAGCACAAGCATCGACAGTGAATTGAAACTCTGTTGACAAATCCCCCCAAATAGCAACTGGGGTTCTTATCCATTTCATTTTCAATTTCTTTTTATTAGGTTCATTTGCTCTGTGGATATCAAAATGATTTTTGTTCATGCACAGTTCCTTTTATCTGTCAGTAAGTACCAATCTCCCCAAATGTGTGATGGGTGCAAACCTAAATTAACTGCACACTTGTCAGCAGTTACCCACGACATGTTTTTACGGTAACGATATTTGCGGTAAGTATGGATTGAAAGGCCTAATGCGTTCGCTTTACTAATATCATCCCCGGTAAGGAAATGGTCTATATAGCGTATGAGTGGTTCAGTTGGAACAGTTATTGACAGACCCAATGTTGCCACCCTCCAGCTCTGTGTTCATAAATTAGCCAAGCTGATGTATATATATTCGCAATTGGGTCAAATGGGCTAACGCCTTCAAACCCTGCCATTTTTGCCCTCCACGGCCAATAGTTCTCTAAATGTTGCATCAGTCCAGAAGCACCGCTACTAGCGTTATAGGCGGTAGGGTCACCGTTACTTTCGCATCTCATAATTTTCAAAAATCTAGGTACATCACTTTGAGGACCGCCATAGGCTGCAATTGCTTCGCTGACTGTTTGCCGCCATTGTTCCACTGAAGCACCAAAATCCTGATCCTGTATGCTAAATGAATAAACAGCTACCGGGATGTTTAACTCCATTGCTTTCTGCCTATGAGCAATATGTGTTTCAGGTCCATATATTCCATCCCTGTCTGGTTTTTGAAAAATCCAATATTGGAGCCATTCGACCATTGGAGAATTTTCATACGGTTGGTATTCGTAAGCGTATGTCCATCGTTCGAGTAACCACCAATCTATGTAGTTGGGGTAGTTGTTATGATCGGCAAAAGCAGAACCCCCCGGGAAGATGGCAGAAACTAAAATTGCAAATCCAATAATTATTTGTTTAATCTTTTTCATTACCATCTACCCACTGTTTTGTGTCTGAATCAAAAACCCATCCATCTACTGTCGTTTTTTGATATAAATCGTCTTTTTGTTTATTTACTACTTCTTCTCTTAATGGTGGAACCTTCTGATTACCCCCGAGGGTATTGGTGTCTTGCCCTATAGGGGTAATTGTTTCGTTACCCTCATTGGGGATAAGCGTAGTTCCTTCTGGATAAAGCAAAAAGTACATACTTGATGTTTCCCTACCCTTATCGAATCGCCGTTGCCGTTTAATCAGTCCAGCTTGTTCTAATTCACGTTTAGCAGCTTTCAAAGTATTGAGAGCTGTACCGGGAGGCATCCGTTCCATAATGGCCCTATTAGAAGGGAAGCATGAATCGGTATCAAAACAATATGATGCTAACGCTATCCATAGCCGCAATGCTGATGGGCTGATTTTTTGGGTAAGTAGGCTACGAGGGATCACAACGTAATCCCTCGCACGCCACCGCTCTTTTTTCATAATCCCCCTAGAAAGATTCTTCTTCTATTTCTTCCTTTGTATCAGAATCCCCGGGAGCATCAGCATCGAATTGTTCAACTTGATCAAGATAGGTGTGTATCTGTTCAAGTTGTTCATCTGTCAGATACTCCAATTTGGGCAATTTCGCATCTTTCCAAAGCCCCATTAAAATTTGACGTTGTTCATGTTTCAGAACATTTATGCGTTGCCGTAATTTGATTTGTAGATCTTCGGAAATGTACATGGAGTTTCTATCTACTTCTTCAGCGGATACTTCACCCATCCCAAACAAATCGGCTGCTGCTCTGTTTTTTGCTCTTGTTTCAGCGGTTGCCGGGATGTCGTGCGTTGCTTTTCTCCCTGCATTTCTTTCAGCTACAGAACAAGCACCCCAACCGTCGGCATGTCTGCCGTTTGGTGCTGTTGCCCTAATAACAAACTCAGCTGCTTTTAAGTTTCCTTCATCATCCCAAAACAACTGTCTGTCGACAATGGTGAATGAAACTCCATAAGCAACCGCAAGTTTGCGCCAAGCTGATCGTTTAGGAAAGCGCCGACCTTTAATTTCTTGCCAGTCACTTTCATTTAACAAAGCAACACAAAGATCTTGATAATCCGACATTGTCTGGACAAGATCTTGGGTACTCCCAGCAGGTCGCACCAACGCCACATTTTGCGGCAATTGCTCAATTTCTGTCATTTGTTCCTCCTTATTGGTGGTTTGTATTTATACATTCTTACTTCTGGAAAAGTAAAACCTTCAGTAAAAAGTTCTTCTACTACTTCTTGGGCCCGGTTCTTGGTGACGTTTTCAATGTCCCAACCGAAGCCCTCTAGCCATACTGAATAACTCATTTAGCCCTCCTTATTAGTGGCGGTTTGGTTTACAAATTCAGTTAAAGCATTTGCTAGCGCAGTAATAAAATGCCCAGTTGGTAAATCTTCATGGGGATAACTGCAAAAAGTAACTTTGGTTTCTGAACTCGAACGATTAAAAAATACATCGTTTCCTCTCGTTATGACAGAGATATTGAAACTCTCACTTTCATCACTAACATCTGCGGTGATTTCAATTTCTGGTTCCTGTCCCCCCGGGAAGAACGCAAATCGTGCCGTGTTGTAGCAGCGAATAGCTGATTCATTATTAGGGATCATTGACCCTCCTTTCTTGGTTTTTGTTGATTGTAAATAGGGTTTATCAAAACCCCAATGTTAATTAAAAAGTTTTGAATCATCTTCATTGATGTTGAAGTACATGGGGAAAGGCTCGCCTATTCTGTAGTATGCCTGCCGGGCCCCATTCTCATTTGTTTCCATTTTAACTTCAATGGGTATCCCAAATTCATCTCGCAGTTGCCTTGCTCGTCTAGCACCGTCACCGCCGTTCAATTCTCTTGATAATCGATCTCGACTAACCCAACCATCACCTGCAATCGTGGCTTTTCTGAACTTGAGCAGCCCATGTACCTTTTTGCAGGCGTTACCCATATCGCCGAGCGAACGAGCAACCTCATTTTCATGCCCGGTACCAAAATTGCTTCTAGCACGTTCATGGTTTGCCAGCTTTTTGAAAGGTCGTTTGCATGTAGGACAGTGTTTCAAATTATGATTCTCCATCAGCATCCCTAACTTTCACAAACTTATCCACATCCAAATCGTAATGATCCACAACGGATAGAAACTCATTAGCATCTAACATTTCGCCTTTAAAGCGAACTTGTAGTTCAAATTCAATCCAATTCCGTTTATTGTATTTCTTAACCCAGTAGACATGTAATTTGTCGTTGTAGGTGTCGTGGTCCATTGGTGTCTGAACAGAAATGCCAAAACCAGTGCTCCCGGAAATGTCGTCTTTCACCATTTCGCAAAACACAATCCTAGTAAAATAAGTAGGATCATTAATTCTGTCTGAAGGATGATGCCGTATTGCGTCTGCAAGACATTTAGCCAGCTCTTGACCATGCCAATGACTGTAAAGATACAACGGCGGCTTTTCCTCCTCACCTTCTATTAGTTGCGGTTGCCAAACCACAATATTGTTCCTATCGCCCATAGGTCCTCCTTTATTTAGTTGTTGTTAATAGCGTTTTTTTAATTGATACCGGGGGGACCAAACCAGTGTTTGGACAGGTCGTGGTTGATATCAAACTGAAGCCAAATATCTATACCGCATTCTATAATTTCGCCTAACGCCTGATTTAGCATCAATGCTTCTATGGGTGTGAATACTGGTTTCTTCTCGTCATAGTCGTAAATATCAAATGGTGAATCATCAAGGTGAAATTTTTTATCTTCCCTGATTAAGATGAGTAGCAATTCCTGCACCTCACCGTGATGCCATTCATCACTTTTATGTTCGAGCAGAAACGACTCCAACGAATGATCTGTAGTAATCATTGTTTCTCCTTCTTGGTTGTTTAACTCCATATTTTGACTCTATAAGACCATTCCCGGTATGTAAACCCCATTGTTATTTCTACTGAATAAATACTAAATGGGGTTTACAGACAGGAAAAAAGGCCGTAGAGTAACCAACATGGAGTTATACAAAACAAACCAAGAAAGGGACAACATGGAAAACTGTTGCAAAGAAGAAACACCCTACTGGCGGATAGGCGAAACTGAAGCCTGCTTCGTCGAAGTCGGTGATGTTATTACAGTAGAAGAAACCTGCTTTACTGTTCGGTCAGTCCAAAATTACAAAAGTTGGAGAAAAACAACTGACCCAATAGAAGATATGGTGCGGATCAAAGGCCGTTCAGGCTATAACAATTACGACTTCAAACTAAACCTATTTGATTTAGTAGAAATCCACTAGGAGGGGAAATGGAAAAAACAACTATCAATGATCTCCGCAAAGGTGATCGCATTGCCGTTCGAGATCATAACGGCAAACAAGTCCCAATGTTCATAGAGAACATCAGAGTTCAACCGTGTTTGGAAAGGGTAAGAATCACCTTAAAATCCGCATGGGTTGAAGTACAATTTTCGGCTGATAGAAACGATCAAATCGTATTAAGTAACAAATGGCACTGTTACCACTCAGCAGCATTCAAAAAGGTGTATATCCGCACCCCATAACAGCTAACAAAAAAATCCCCTTCCAGTCAGGAGGGGGATTTTTTAATGCCCACCATCCCGGGGGGACAAAATACTTGTAATCAGAAATAAGATGAAGTAACTTTGTTATGTGGCGCTAATTGGGAATAACAAAAAACCAGAATCTATTGAACAGATTGACCCAAAAACGCTTGCAATCCATCCAGACAATCCCAGACTGGGCGACATTGGTGCGATTATCACATCTATAGAGAACAATGGATGGTACGGAGCCGTAGTAGCCCAGAAAAAAACTAGGCGAGTGCTCGCAGGGAACCATCGTTTGCAAGCCGCTATTCAGTTGGACATGGATGAAATTCCAGTTTATTGGGTAGACGTAAATGACGAAGAAGCAAAACGCATAATGATCGCCGATAATCGAACTAGCGACCTTGCCAGCTATGACGAACAGGCATTAGCCGCATTGTTAGAAACAATGGCTAAAGAAGAAACACTTTTAGGAAGCGGATATGACGGCGACGACCTTGATGCACTAATAGCAGACCTAGTAGACCCCACCAGCTTTAACCCAAGCGACTTTAATGACGAACCCCGGCTTGATAAATACACCGACATAGAATGCCCTCATTGCGGCGCAACGTTCCAGAAATGAGCAAACAGTTCGATGATGTCGTATTAGCTGGATGCAGCCATGAGGCGGCATTATACGCTGTGGAAAACTGGCACTACTCAGAAGGCTTACCCTCCGGGAAGCGCACAAAAATAGGAATATGGGAAGGAACGCCATCAGAGTTCATAGGAGTGATCATATTCAGTAGAGGCGCTAGCCCATATTTAGGAAAGCCATACGATCTCGAACAAAACCAGCTTTGCGAATTAACACGGATAGCGATGAGGCCCGACCACAAAGTACCAGTAACTTATGTAGTCGCACGAGCACTCAAAATGTTAAAAGAAGAAGCCAAAGGCATCCAACTCGTTTTTTCATACGCTGACCCTGAACAGGGACATCACGGCGGTATATACCAAGCAGGAAATTGGATTTATGCAGGAGTAACGCAAGTAAGCCCAAGCTGGTATATAAACGGAAAATGGCGACACCATAGAACAGTTGTTTCAAAAGTAATTGCCGGGAGCCTAAGACCAGATTTTTATGAATGGGCAAAAGCAACAGGTAGATCAAGGATGCCCCTCCCCAAACACCGTTACCTATACCCCTTCAACAGAAAACTAAGAAAAAAAATACTAGAAGAACAATACGACCCAAACAAACCACATGCGGTGGAAGTATCAACGAGCGATACGTCATCAAACCTTGATGAAGGGGCAGGTGCGATCCCTGCACACCGCTCAAAAATTGCAATAGATAACTCTGTCCATTAGGCTCTGTACATGCCTAAGGTTCAGACCAATAGAACACCTGAAGTCCTCGCCAAATATGAGGAAGTAATCAGGCTACGAGCATTAGGTCTCAGTTTTCAGGCAATAGCAGAACGATTAGGGTATGCCGGGAGGTCAGGAGCAAGAGAAGCATACTCGCAAGCTATAAAATTGTGGGGTTCAGAAGCAGTTGAAGAACTCAGAGTTGTTGAGAATGAACGTTTAGACCATTTACATAGAACAATAATGACCCAAATTGAACAAGCAGCAAGAAATAATGAGACATCGCCGGGAGAAGTATCTACTTTGGTAAATAGCGCAATTAACATTTCTAGGCGGCGTGCAGCATTAAACGGATTAGATCCAGCTCGTAAGCATGAAATATCAGGAGTAGACGGTGAAGCAATACAGACAGATGTTGGCGAAATGTTAAGGGCCCGGCTAGCGAGTATGGAAGCAAGCACGACAGCTCTACAAAGTTAGCAATGGCTGATAATTCGACACTTGTAGAAGAAATCGACACCAGTGTCGAAATATCTGTCATTCAGCGGTTAATGAAATTAGACCCTAATTGGTATGAATCATTGACCGATGAAGAAAAATTACAAGCAATGTGGGACTGGTCATTGTGGGCAAGACCAAAACAAATCGCCCCCCCGGGAGATTGGCGAATTTGGCTAATACTTGCAGGTCGTGGTTTTGGTAAAACTCGCAGCGGAGCAGAATGGGTCCGCAATGAAGTAATTACCGGGCACGCAAGCAGGATTGCTTTGGTGGGCGCTACTGCCGCAGATGTGAGAGATACGATGATAGAAGGCGAATCAGGATTGCTTAGAATCTTCCCAGAGCATGAACGCCCAAGATATGAACCATCTAAACGCCGTGTTACTTTCCACAACAATGCTATGGCTACCGCCTATTCAGCAGACGAGCCAGACAGGCTTAGAGGACCTAACCACGATCTAGCTTGGTGCGATGAAATAGCAGCTTGGCGTTATCCTGATGCTTGGGACCAGCTTATCTTTGGTTTGCGTATTGGAGCTAATCCTAGACTTGTGGCAACAACTACTCCCCGGCCTACTCGACTGATTAAATCGCTAGTAGAACGCCATGACTGTGTGGTAACTACTGGAAGCACTTATGAAAACACAGCTAACTTAGCGCCGACTTTTATAGCTGAAGTCCTCTCCCGGTATGAGGGGACACGGTTGGGGAGGCAAGAGTTGCATGCCGAAATACTCGATGATGTAGAAGGGGCGTTATGGAATAGACAAATGATTGAAGATTGCAGAACAACGACCCTCCCGGAGTTAGTTCGAATAGTTGTCGGAATTGACCCTGCTATAAGTTCCCATGAGGATAGCGCCGAAACTGGCATCATCTCTGCCGGGGTTGATGCGAATGGAACAGCTTATGTATTGGATGACAAGTCGCTAAAAGGTTCCCCAATGGAATGGGCTAACGCCGCAATAGCCTTATATCACCGATCTTCAGCAGATAGAATCATTGTAGAAGCCAATCAGGGTGGAGACATGGTGCGCCATACTTTACAAACAGTTGAGTCAAACATACCGATAAAAGCAGTTCACGCAACTAGAGGAAAACGCACAAGAGCTGAACCAGTCGCAGCTCTTTATGAACAGAACCGGGTGAAACATGTGGGGGCTTTTCCACAGCTTGAAGATCAAATGTGTTCATGGACTGTTGATGATACTTCACCTGACAGATTAGATGCATTAGTATGGGCTGTGACAGAACTGCTTGTAGGTAGTAAACTACCACCAGCGGTAGTACCGTTTGGTTCTACGCAGGTTAGCCCTTGGGAGATTAATTGATGAGTGATGTCGCAAAGCAACGCCCAACAAGTACAGACTTTATGGAAATCGGCTCATCGGGGCTGGTGCAATACGGTGGTCGAGTAGAAGAAGATTTCTTACGGCAGCTACAAGGCAGGCGTGGCTACGCCATCTTCCGGGAAATGTCTGAAAACCACCCAGTAGTAGGCGGCATACTTGCAGCTATTGAAATGCTTTTTAGATCAGTTGATTGGACTGTTACACCTTCAGACCCAAACGACCAACGTGCAGTTGAAGAAGCTGAGTTTGTCGCCGGGTGTATGAACGACATGTCGATTAGCTGGCAAGATACGATTAACAACATTCTATCAATGCTTGTTTATGGGTTTTCATACCATGAAATTGTCTACAAACGCCGCAGCGGATTACAAGACGATGGAAACTCATCACAGTTTAATGATGGGCGGATAGGGTGGCGGAAATTACCTATGCGATCACAAGACACCGTATACGAATGGAATTTTGACCATAGCGGCGGTATTGAAGGCATGACCCAAATGAACCCAATCGCAGGCACCGGGCCTGTCTTTATTCCGATTGAAAAAGCGCTCTTGTTCAGAACAACAACAAAACTAAATAACCCAAGAGGCAAAAGCATTTTGCGATCTGCATACACATCTTGGTATTATCAGAAAAGAATCCAAACTATTGAGGCGATAGGCATAGAACGTGACCTTGCAGGACTGCCTGTTGCATTCGTGCCACCTCAGCTACTTTCGGATAATGCCACATCTCAAGAATCAGCGGCATTAGCTGAGATTAAAAAGATAGTGCGGAACATTAGACGAGATGAACAGGAAGGGTTGGTGTTCCCTCTCGCATACGACCCTGAGACGAAACAGAAAGCCTACGACATTCAGCTACTGACGAGTGGCGGTCGTAGGCAATTTGATACAAACCAAATAGTTAATCGCTACGACCAAAAAATTGCTATGTCATTATTAAGCGACTTTTTGTTATTAGGCCATGAAAAGGTAGGTACTCAATCCCTGTCAGTTTCTAAA